AGTAACGCAAGTACATCTGCTAGTAATGCAGCAACTTCTGCCAGTAATGCTGCAACAAGTGAGAGTAATGCTGCTACCAGTGAAAGTAACGCATCAACATATGCTTCTAATGCTAGTACTGCACAAACTGCTGCAGAAGCAGCCAGAGATGCTGCTTTAGCTGCCGCTGATAACTTTGATGATACTTACTTAGGAGCAAAAGCATCTGATCCATCTGTAGATAATGATGGAGATCCCTTGAATGCTGGTGATTTATACTTTAATACTAGTTCTAATGAATTAAAATATTATGATGGATCTACTTGGAACGCTATTAGTGCAGTAGATTTAACACCATATGCAACGAAAGGATTTGCGACAGCAATGGCTATCGCATTATAAAGGAGAAATAGATGGCACAAGACTTTGAAAGATCATATGCAAGTTCAATCTCAAATGCGTCTGGATCACCAACTACTTTAGTAACATCAAATAGTGATGATGCTATTGTATCTATTAGATGTGTGAATAAACACACAACAGCAGTTAATGTAACTGTGTTAATTAGTTCTGGTGGAACAGATTATTATGTGATTAAAGATGCACCTTTACCTTTAGGTGGATCGTTAGAACTTATAGATTCTGGGAGTAAGATTGTCATACAGAGTGCAGATGTCGTTAAAGCCTATGCTGATACAGCTAGTGCAGTAGACGTTCTTGTATCTTATGTAGACGCAATTAGTACATAATGGCATATATTGGAGTACAACCGACAGATACTTATCTAAGTATTGCTTCCCAACAGATTACTGGTACAGGGAGTGCTACTTATACTTTAGATTATTCTGTATCGAATGAAGAAGATGTCGCTGTCTTTGTTAATAATGTTAGACAGAATGTATCTACCTATACTGTATCAGGCACATCATTAACACTAGGGGGAACTATCTCTGCTAGTGATAGCTGTTGGGTATTATTTTTAGGAAGAACAGTCGGCACAAAGACACCCGCAGTCGGTTCTGTTACTAACGATATGTTAGCGGGAAGTATTGCTACTTCTAAGTTAGCTGACATTACTGCAAACGGATTAACAAATATAAATTATCAAACTTTTACTTCATCTGGAACTTACACACCAACAACAGGAATGGCATTTTGCGAAGTTTATTGCACTGGTGGTGGTGGAGGTGCAGGAGGTACAGACGGAGATGATACCTCTTGTTCTTTAGCATCTGGTGGTGGTGGAGCAGGTGGAACAGCTATTAAAATTTATTCAGCAACAGAGATAGGTGCATCAGCAACAGTCACTATTGGCTCTGGTGGATCTGGTGGAAATGGTGCTACTAGTGGTTCTAGTGGTGGAAATTCTACATTTAGCCCTGCAGGAACAGGAGGAACCCTCACAGGTGGTGGCGGTAATGGCTCATCTGGTTTTAATGCAGGTGGTGATGAAGCCAGAAGGGGTGCTGATGGTGGTGGTTCATCTGGTGGTGATTTAAATTTAAGTGGTGAACACGGGCATCATGGCGAAACAAGTAATGATGGAGTTATTGGTGGAAACGGAGGTAGTTCATTTTTTGAGAGAGGTGGATTGGCTAGTGATAGAGCAAGAACCAATGGTTCTGGTTCAACAGGTGTTGCGGGAAGCAAAGGTTCTGGTGGTGGTGGAACAGTAGTAAGAAACGATACAGGAACTTCTACTGGTGGTGCAGGTGGCTCTGGTTTCGTAGTAGTTAAGGAGTTTATAAATGGCTAAAGTTTGTATTTTAAATAAAACAACTAATGTTGTTGAAGATATTGTTTTAGTAGATGATTTAAATAATATTCCAGATTTCATCTATAATGAAAATCAAAAGATAGCAACTGACCATACAGGCGAGATTGGTGATACTTGGAATGGTAGTTCTTATGATAATATTAGAGATAATACAGATTTAACCTATTCACAAAATCAAATTGATAAAAAAAATTCAGCAAGACAAAAACTTGTTGATTTAGGATTAACAGTAGAAGAAATTAAGGAGGCATTCGGTATTTAATATGGCGCTAATTAAAATAAAATCTGAATCTATGAATTTAGCTGATGACTATGCCTTTACAGGTACAGTGACAGGTGCAGGTGGGGGTAAGGTTTTACAAGTACAATCAGCAAATTATACTTCTGTTTATGGTACTGCTAGCACTGGTTATGGTATTGTTATTACTGTTGTCATTTCACCTACTGCAAATACAAGTAAATTTTATATCGTACATAATAACGGAGCAAATAGTGGTACTAATTCCACAAACTTTGGTCATTCAACTATTGTAAGAGAAGTTAGTGGTGGAGGAACAACAAATCTAGGTAATGGTCATGGCTCATCTTTTACTATTAATAAAGATGCTACTGGAGGTGAGAGTTCTGTATCAACAATATTAGATTCACCAAACACAGTTTCACAATTAATTTATACTGTTCAAGTAAAATCAGATAACGCAGGAAGAACATATTATTACAATGGTATTTCAAGCGGACAAGCAGGACAGGCGTGTTTAACAGTAATGGAAATAGCAGGTTAAAAACAATGATAGACATAGCAAAAATAATAGAATCACTTAATAAAAAGAATGGAAATAATTATGAATTTGTAGTCAAAGGAAATCCAACAACTGAGGAAGAATATAATAATAATGTTGATTTTGTATCTAGTATTGACATTAATGGTTTTGCTATTTTTTCTGATACTAAATTTTATACATGGTCACAAATACAAACAGAATTACCTTTAGTAGAATTTAATAATGCTATGGAAGAACTTAGAACTAAAAGAAACGCATTATTAGAAGAAACTGATTACATAGTCATCAAAGCAAAAGAAACAGGTGCAACAATCCCAACTGCTTGGAAAACATATAGACAGGCATTAAGAGATATAACCAATGGACTGACTACTGTTGAAGAAGTAGAAGCAGTCATATTCCCAGAGAAGCCCTAATGAACTTAGATAGCAAGACTATCGGTATTATTATGGCGATTGCAATACAATCGGTATCGCTTGTATGGTTTATATCTAAAATGGATAGTAGAATAGCCAACAATGAAAGAGATATGCAACGCATTATGGAAATGCACAAAGATTATGATAAAATGCAGAAACAAATAGACCGAATATCTTGGCTATTAGATGCAGATGCTAGAACAAATTAAGGAGGCATTATGGCTACAGAAAAAGAACTACAAAAACAATTAAGAGAAGTTAAAAGAGAAGTAAGAGAATTAAGAGAGCATAATAAGTTCTTATTAGATAGACTAGAAAAAGCACACGAAAGAAATGCGGAAGTTAGAAAGCAAATGATGACTATGACTTTTGATGATGTTTTAAAAACACAAAAAGAACTAGCGGAATATCAAGCTAAATTTAAAAAAGATCAGGAATTAATGGAAGCATTTGACAAACAATCACAAATTAAACTAGGCGAGTTAGGTGCATAATGGCTAACATGACTAAGTTAGAGATTGGTGAAAAGGTAGAAGTATTAATCACCAAGCTAACAGTCATGGAAGAAAAAATAGATCACCTTCAAGAAGGTTTAGAAAACGCAAATACTAAAATTGAGGATTTAGATAAATCAATCAATATGGCTAAAGGCGGATTAAAGGTTTTAGTCATCATTGGAACAGTGGTTGCTATCTTAGTAGGATTTGTAAAACTAATTGGTGTCATTAAGTGACCTTAAAAGCAATATTCCTTGTGGGATATTTTTGCTACAATTCAGTCTGTATCTCTGTTAATGAAAAAACCCAATCCTTTGAACATTGTAAAATCTTAGGAACTGATCTAAAGTTAATCTTAGATGAATACAATATTCGCAAATACAGATTTGCTTGTGTAAACGCAGCAGATGTTGGCGCATAAAAAAATATTAGTTATTGGTGATACTCACTTTCCTTACAGTCACCCTGAGTGCATAGAGTTCTTAGCTAAACTCAATAAATATTACAAACCTGATACAGTCATTCATATTGGAGATGAAGCTGATTATCATTCACAGAATTTTCATGGTGTTGATCCTGATCTACCCAGTGCCTTTGATGAATTAGAAGTCACTAAGTCATGGATTAAAAGACTAGAAAAGATATTTCCAAAAATGACCTTACTAGAAAGTAA